AGATACAGCATGTTGAATGGTGTTTGTTGTATCTTTTATTTCTATTTTAACTGCTCCTGAAGCAGAAGCCCCTCGATGTTCAACCTGTACAGATAGATATTGAGGATTTACACTAAACGGAATTTTTGGGGATTCCCAATAAAAACCTTCGTGATTGGCAGAGTTTGCAGGGTTTACCAATAATGAAGCTGCTCCAACTGATTGTTGTGCAGTACTACGGGAAATAGCTGACCCCGACGCAGTAAACATACTGATATCAGTAGCTTCGATTCTAGGGTTTTGTACCCAGTTCGTAGCAATTTCGCCTTGCCCTGGCGTAAATAAAGTGGAAGCTGTAGTACTAAGGGCCTCTCTAAAGGGGTTATATTTAGTAACAGCGTGTACCGATTGACGTGTAGAATAGTCAATATCCCATTCTCGTTGATCTGTATGTCTTTCATTTGCCATACGTATTTCTCCTAATCGTTCATTATGGTGGACACTGTAACTATACTAGCAATCACAGCCGCACCATGAGCTAGTAATATCCCCATTAAAAACATTAATGATTTTGCCCCATAAAACCTACTTCTCCAATCTCTTAAATCCTCTAGTTCTGAATCCAAACTTTCCAGTCTACTGCATAATGTCTCATTTAACTGCGACTGGGTGGCTATATACGCATCTAGTCTTTCCATATAAACGGCTAGGTCAATGGAGATTTGCTCAGTTGTATCAGCCATTTTTATTCACCTAGAATTTAATTTTATTGTATTTTTGGTGTACATACCAATGTAGGGCTTATAGATTAGCTATTGAGGTCTGCGATCTTGCTTTGAACAAACATGTTCTTGCATCGCAATTCACCCATAGTGTAGAGTAGACCTCTTACTACTAACGCATTAGCTGCGAAGTAGTCTCGGTTCTCAACATACTGAGTAGGTTGCGCAACAGCAATTTCCAGATAGTCTGTGTCTAAGACATAAACGTTTGATCCCAAAACTGCGTCGTTAGTTGCGACTGATTTTGGTGTATCAGCATCTGGAAGTATTGGAATTCCTTGATAGGTAGCTAGAACCAAACCAGTTCGAGTGCCTGGGAAAGTTCTTTCTGAGCCGACACCTACTTGATATTCTTCTTGACCCATGTATCGCTGGTTAGAGCTTAACAGTCTTTCAAGATTAAAATATTGATCGTGTCCTAGTAAGATTAGCTTGGGCTCTCCACCGTTCTCTCTAATTTTCTGAATAGCTGTATCCAGCAAAGTGAGAGTCAGATCTCTACCAGTACCACCGTTATAAGAAACGGATGCACCAGCGTTCCAATTTCCAGCAGCTCTGTCATTAATAGTTAAGTCATAAGCTCTTACTCTGGAAGTTTGGTTACCTACAGCAGCGCCGTCTTGCATAACAATGTCATCAATAGAAGTCATTCCACCTCTGCTGAAAACATACGCAATATCGCCATCTGCGAACGTAGTTCCACTAGCAACAGTAACAACACCAGTTGAAGTGTTTACTGCGGAAATAACAGAACCAGTTTGTCTGTCGTGTCCGGTAGCAGATACGTCGTATTGAGCCACTGCATCTCCTACCTTGAAATTCTTAGCAATTGCTGCGGGCACTGTGAATGTGGTGGCCGCTCCTGCTGATGTTAAATAAGCAGAACCTGCTAATAATTCTTCGTTAATTTCTTTAACGTGGTCTAGTTGTGCATTTTCGTTTTCCAATGCTAGAACATCACCAACACCGCCTTCTAATTGTGCGGAGAAAACTGACTTCACGGAAGCACCGAAGGTTGTACCTACGATTCTTGGAAGTGAAGAAACAGTTTCAATATTGGAAATGTCTACAGTTGGGAGGCTCCCAGTCTCAGTGACGGGTCGGCTACGTCCTGAACCTCTGTCAGTTCGTACCCTCCAACCAGCTGTGTTACCCCAAACAACTCTTGGGATAGCATTGAAGAAACGAGTTTGGTTATTCAATGATTGCCAGACTTTTCGGCCGTAAGTTGTATTAAATATGCCAGTAGCAGTGTCTACGGTATGGTAGGTCTGCTTCTGCATGTACTCAGGACCAAATACTGACTGATACAATCCTCTTTGGGATTGAGCTAGATATTCGGTTAAGCTTGGATTAGCCATTACTCATTTCCTCCTAATAAAATTTTTAATTATCCGAGTAATTCTTTTGGTACACCATCGGTGTTACCTTGTTCAATGTTGGTCTGTAGATCTCGTAATTCTTTGTAGGACAAATTAGTTAACTGGTCTACAGTATCCATGTTGTCAGTACCTTTTTGTAATACTTCAGTACCGTCCACACCCAAGGTATCAACCATTTTAGGTGCATTTAAACTAGTTTCCTCTCTAAATCCCATCTTTCTCAATCTATTTTCAGATTCGGTCTGGATTGATTTTTGCATATTAACTTCGTATTCAGCAACTTGTTTTTTCAATTCGTTTAATTGTTTTGCCATTGATTTAACTTCGTCGTCATCATCGTCGTCATCATCCATGTCTTTATCCACGTCTTCGTCTTCGTCCTCGCCATTCTCATCTTTGTAATACATTGCTTTTTCAGCATCTTCTTCGTCTTTTTCTTCTTCGTCTTCGTGTGCCATTGCTTGGATAGTAGCCTGTTGATCTTCAATATCAGTGGATACATTTGCATCAGTTTCTGAGTCGTCAGCATCAGCAGCAGTTTTACCTGTGCTTTTTGCCGGTCTTTCATCTCCTGATACGTCCATGCCGGCATCAG